TTGGCGCGAAGTAGATATACAGGTTGGCCCCTTCAAATGTGCGCTCCATGTACCATTGATAGGGCAGCGTGTTGATATTCTCAACGCGAGTATTTCCAAAGTATTCATTACGCTTTGTGTACTCCATCGAAAACCGAACGTTATTTAAATAAAACGTAAAGGTATCAATGTCGACAAGGTCTGGGATGAAGTAAATCTCTTGACCCGGAACAAGCGTCAAATCATACGTTGTCTCATAAGGAATCATGGCATTATCAACAACTTTCTCACTGATAATATCATTTAACCATTGAAGGCCATCCGTAATCTCTTGGCCGCTTACGGTTTCAAACTCACGTGAAGCTACACCAGAGCCATAAAATGCGCCTGTTATTAGCTCGTTTGTTGTATACGCCATAATGCCGCTCCTGTGTAAATTTAAAAGCGGCCTGAGCCGCCATGGAAAGCTTATAAATAATCTTTGAAGCCGAGTGTGTAAAGCGATAGTGTACCTGTTCCAGATGATAGATTGTATTCAATCGTTGGAACGCCCGATTTTAACTGACTTGGCATAAGAATTGTTTGATTCACAGGACCATAAAGCTCAACAGATAGTTGAATGAATCCGTTCACTGAATTTGATCCATATGGGAATAAATAAGCAGACTCACCTTCTATAGGTGATTGTAAGTAAGCTCTAAATAATACTTCTGTATTAATTGGTGGTACTGATAAAGATAAATCTACTTCTGTTTTTGTTGCTTCTCCGCCATTTGAAAGCTCTTGAATACCCTCGTCATAGTAATACATACGTGTTTCATCTGAACCATATTGTAAAAAACGAAGAATCTCAGCTGAGCCATCCGTTAAAAACCAACCAATGCGTCTATACATGTCGTAACCAAAAGGTATTGTTGGAACACTGTTTGATGCAAGTGATGCCAGTACAGCAGAATCTTTGTAGCCAGAAGAGTTTCCAATTACGTAAAGCGCGTACATTGTAGAGTTGGCAAGCACATCTGAGTCCATGCCATTAGCACCGACAGCTGCGCCATTTAAAACAATAGCGGCACTTAGGATAATATCATTAACATCAGAGCTATCTCGCGCAGCACCTGAGGCAACTGAAATAGTTGTCGCGCTATCGCGTGTCATTTGAAGGCCGTTAACATACAAAAGGCCTGAATTTAAAATTGGTGATTGCGGTGATGCCATTTCTTAATCTCCTAGTTGCCGCTAAATTTATATTTATAACGCGTCTTTAAAGCCAGTGCATAACAATGTCAGCGTGTCGCCAGATGCAACTTTGTACTGAATTGTTGGGACACCAGATTTGAGCTGACTAGGGACCACAATAGAGCCAACCTGCGCAGCTGCAACGCCAGTACCAAATCGAACAAAGCCAGATGCCGCTGCTGAGCCGTAAGGTAAGAACTCTGCGACTTCTGCTGCGCCGTCAGGCGTAAAGAGAATATCGAAAAACACTTCAGCTGCGATTGGCGGAACAGATGTAGCCAAGTTAATTTCCGCAAATGAAGTAGAAGAGCCGCCTGAAAGCTCAGAGATGCCCACATCATAATAATATGTGCGAGACTCATCTGAACCGTACTGCCAGAACTGTAGAATGTCTGCTGAACCATCAGTTAAGAACCAGCCCACCCGACGGTACATGTCATAGCCACGTGGCAATGTGGGGGCGCTGTTAGATGCTAATGATGCCAATGCAGCTGTATCATTATAAAGCGTCGAATCGCCGATAACATAAACGGCATACATGGTTGAGTTTGCTAATACTGCGGAATCCATACCATTGGCGCCTACGGTATCGCCGTCAAGCGTTACTAATGCAGACAAAGTAATATCGTTAGCATCAGAACTGTCACGTGCGGCACCAGCCGCCATCGTTATCGTCGTGGCGCTTGCGCGAACCAATTGAAGGCCATTTACATACAGCAGCCCAGCGTTCACAACAGGTGTTTGAGGTGATGTCATTTTAAATCTCCTGAGTTAGTTTCTCATTTTTATGATGCTCAGCATGATGTTTTCTACATAACCATCTAACATTTAAAGGCTGCATATAATCATCGTGATGCGCATCTACATTTTCATCAGTAGCACAAACTTCACATATTCCTCTTTCCAAGACGCCAGACCTTAAAGCTAACCGGACCATTCTTCGGCCGAATGTTTTAAGCTCCCAGTCATCTTTTCTTTTCTGGGTATCTTGTGCGCGCCGCCGCATCATTCTAATTTTTTCAGGGTTTTTATCCCTATATTCTTTAGCTTTTTTGCTAACGCAGCTCGTGCAATAAGTTTTGCTATAGGATGCAAATGGTTTTCCGCATTGGCACATACCTGTTCGATGCTTTAAAGTCCTTCCCGTTTTGATGCGCCATTCATTGTCATGTTTGCGCTCGCATTCATTGCAATAACCAGCTTTCGGATTTTCTTTAACATTTTCGCATCTGCAGCATGTTTTTTTTCTGCCAGAACCAATAGGCGCTAACCCATTATCCTGACGCGCTTTGGCACGCTTTTCAGCTGTAGCCTTAGCCTTGCAGCCAATACATCTACTTTCATTACCTCTTCCTGGCTCCTTCAGTATGCCGCAGGTGCTACACGTTGGCTTCCTTCCGGTCCCATGCGGTGATTTTCTAGTGTATAGACGATTTGATTTTCTCAAAATCTCAGTACATTTAGAACATCGAGCCGAATTCCTATAACCGTATTCTTTTGGAGCACCACAATCGCAGCAAGGCTTCTTATGGTACTCCGGGTTTTCTTTTGTTGGCATTTCATTACTCCTACATCCCATTATTTGGGGGAGTATCAGAATATGCTTTATTCTCTAAACTGGCAACGCAATTAGCATGCTGTATTCCGAGACCAACGTTTTACCCCATATAGCATCATGGATCATTCCTCGGCGGTTTTGGCCGAATAGAGAACCATAGTACATGCGCAATGAGCAACCTGATTCGCTATCCATTTGGTTAGCTGTCGCAAAAGGACTTTCATCTGGGAGTCTTGGCATTGCAAGGAACAACGCATCTCCAGAATAAATCAAGCCACAACGGTGATCAGGAAGTACGGTACACTGCATACCGGCAACAATGGCTGTATTGATGTTCTGATTACGTCCAGATGCGGCTTGAAGAGGTGGATAAACACTAACGGTAACTTGTGAAGTTGCGGCAGCGGCATCAGCTGTTGCGCGGAACTGCACTGGGCACTGAGAAACTTCATGACCGACGAATGTTAAGAATCGTAAGTTTGTTTTTCCGGCAACGCCGTCAGAGAATTGGAACTTATCATAAGCTTTTACAGAATCTGCATCTGTAGCACTTGAGGTGCCAGAGAATGTAATCGCAGTCACTGCGCCATCAGAGTCAAGGGTTGTTGATACAACTGTTAACGTTGAGCCCGCATTGCCTTCTGTCCCTGCTGTGTGAGTTGTTAAAAGGTTTGATTGGTACCATTGGCAGTTGCTGAACTCACCAATTTCCCAGCTCATGGATTCTCTATCGCCACGCTTAGGTGTGAACTGGTTCAAACCTGAGTTGATGATTAATGGGAATGTAATATCAGACAAATAGCCTACTGTGTCATTTTTTGCCGCACCGAAGTTACGGAAGAAAGCCAGTGCTTGTGCTAATTGAAGATAGCTATTGATAGGTGTAACGCCATCACCGTAGAAGCGGAACGTATCTGTTTCAGCGACTTCGCCGACATTCTTTTCAATCTTTGTGCCAATCTCGGCAATGGCGCCTGCGCCGAACTCTTTCATGTATTCACGAGCGTTGAAAATGAATTGTTGCGCTGTGAATTCATAAGATGTGCTGATTTGTTGGTCAACCGTTAATGATTGAACGCGTTGTTCAACGCCTTGGAAGCTCGCTACCAAAGAGTTTGTCGTTGTGAAACGAGTTGGCTTTGTGAAGTTAACAGTGTCACCCAAGTTCTTTGGTTGTGAATCATTGAAACCTAGGAATTTTTTGTTAGCATTGGAGATAAATGCAAAAGAGTTTTGCAATAAAGCCAAGCCAGAATCGTTATATGTGCGTACCTGTTGTAAAATATTAGTTGTCATCGAAATGTCCTCATTAGAGAGTGATTTTCAGTAACGACAACAGCTAATAAGTTATTTTATCCGCGCAACCAGGGCTGTGCTCGTAAATCTTTAATAGACATATTGCCATCACTACCAGAAACACGGGAAGGATTTAATCTGTCTAATGGAGCATTCGAGCTTTGGCCTGAGGCTTCTTGCGCAGCTGTGCGATTATCAGTGATAGAGCGCGACAACTTAAGCAATTCCTTCTGAGCCAAACCGGGCGAGCGCTTAGCAAGGTCATCAAGAGCGACAAGCTTAGTTGGGTTTTTAGAAAGTTCGTAAACTACATCGCCACCATTATCCATACCACTTACGAGGTAGGTTAGCTGTGGGAACGCAGTGGGGTCGAAATCACTGGTCACCTCATCAAAGTCATCATAGAGTTCACGGCCAGATTGCATCCGAGATACATAGCTTTGAGCGACATGGGCAATTTGTTTTTCCATTTCGCGTCTATTTAAATCTTCAGTAACCTTTTGCTGAATTAAATCATAATCAACTTCACGAGAAACATTGTCGTTACGCTGATGCTGCTGTAATTGAGCCTGCTGCAAGGCTTCAAGCTTCTGTTGGTATTCCATCTCGGCTTGTTGTCTTGCGCGCATAGCTGCGCTCTCTTTTTCGCGGGCTACCAGTTTGTTGACATGGGATTGCGGCAGCATTTTTTCTTCCGCAGCCTGCTCAACAATTGGGGCCTGTTCTTCTACTTGAATATCTTCCATTAGTTCTTCCTATGAGACTTTTAACCGCGTCTAAGCGTGGATGCCTCTTTATCGATGAGTGTCGTCAATTTCATCCGCATTGATGCGTTTTGCCCGATTTTATAGCGCTCGGTGCGCAAACTTCGGTATAATTGTATAAGCTTTTTTCAGCAAAGCAATACATTTAATCAAAAATATTTATCAATTTACTTTTTCTTATTGATTTTCTTTATTGGCTTCTTTTTGACTTTTGCCTCAGATAGGGCGATTGCTATGGCTTGATTTGGCCCGAACTTTCCAGTAGATTCGAGCTCTTTAATATTTTCTGAGATAACCTTTTTTGACTTACCTTTTTTTAATGGCATTATTTTTTACCTTTTTTAAGAATTTTATTTGCTTTTGCATCAATCTTCTTTCTCTGCGATTCAGATAAATTACCCTTTTTCACCTCTTGTGATGCTCTGGCCTTTGCGTTTGCTGCATGAGCTTTATTAGGCATTGGATATTTTTTCTCGCTAGGCAATCCAAACTCACTCTTCGGCAGTTTCTTCCTTGCTTTCGTGGTCAATTTTGTCATGCTTTTCTCCTTCTCTAACATGTTTATTCAGGCTTATTAATGACTCAACAGCTGTCCTGCTTTCTTCAGCAGATATTTTGGCTGACTGGATTTCTGCGCTTGTTTCGTCGCTTCTGATTTTATTGATGAGCTCTAAGAATGCTGTCTCGGCCTTTCTTTCATCAATTGCCGCTTTTGCTGCATCTGTTTTTGACCGCTCTTGCAATGCCATCAATTCTATTTGCGCCTGCGTCGGGTCTTGGAGCTCTCTTTGCTTCATTTGTAAATCAATCTGCTGCGACGCCATGCCCATTTGCTGTTGCTGAGACTGCATTTGCATAGCCTGCTGCTGAACTTGCTGCTGCTGCTGAGCTTGCTGTTTCTGCTCTTGCATAAACTGCTCTGCTTTTAGCTTAAGCTCATCGATACCGCGGATTTCAATGTTATCAAGCAATATTGGCAAGCCATTCTCATTCATAAATTGAGCGAACAACTGACTAGACTGCATCAGGCCCTGAATGGTTTGAAGCGCCATTTGCTTTTGAATTGCAAAGTTAACGCCGGTTTCGACCTGCACTTGAAGCGAGTTGGGGTCATAATTCATGTACAGCGAACCGGACTTATTAATTTGGACATAGCTTCGCTTTCCGCTTGGTGATAGCACTGGCAAGCTGCGAGGTGTCCGATAATATTTTGGCACTAAATCGACAATGATTTCTGCGACGCGATTAAGGCCTTTGATATAGCCAATGATATAGGGGATAGAAGCCGTATTAGACTCTGATGCAATCGTCTGAATAGCTACACCAGACTGAATGTTTGAGTCCTGCCTTGCGGCGTCATATGAGCCTAGAATCACCTGTGTCATTTCATCTGACATTCTGAATGTATCGGAGATTTGCGGCGGTATCGGTGTTCGCATGACTTCGCGAGGAGGCGGTAATGTAATATCAGTATTTTTAGGGTCAACAAAGTGGTTATACATAATCGTGTCGGCTTTTTGAATATTCTGGTAAGCCGTCAAGTAATCCTCAGGGATAGATTCCACTGCCACGATAAACTTGTGCTGAACCATGTTCTCAAGCTCGTTAGCAAGCGATTGTCCTGCAAAGTTCTTAAGGCGCTGAATACCCATGGCATGATAGACGTAAGGGCGAGTCATCTGAGAGGCATTCCCGGCATCTTTAATCATGACCGAGTTTCCATCCACAAAAACCAATGGAAGATATTTAAAATCCGTGACGACGTAGTCAAGAACTTCGTTTTCACAAATCCTGTACCGACAGATGCTGGTAAGTGTCGTCCATCGTGGCTCGCCGACAACTATAGGTGGCTGCTCGATGCGTTCACTTGCTTCCCAATCAAGCAGGAATTTTTTATATTCTTTTTCAGTGACCGTATGGCCATTTGAAAGCTTCACAATTTTTGCGCGCTTCTTTTTCTTTTCATAAAAGTCACATACAAGAATAATATCTTCCATTCCGTTTTTATATGACCAGCTAAAGCCTTCTACCTCTCGGGTAAACTTCATCTGGTCTGCGCATTCTTTTCCGTACTCTTGCGTAAACATCTCACGCGTCATTGGATAAATCTCGAAGCAGTAAGCGCCATCGCCTTTGTGAGACTTTCTAGCTAATGGGTCAAACCCGGTTAGAGTAGGGTCAAAAACGCGCTCAACATTGATATTTTGCTCCATGGACATTTCATTCACATACTCAGTGTAAACGCGCATGACTGAATAGCCGCCAGCAAGAAGGTCTGTGAATACGTTATACTCGAGCTTGTCGTTTGACCCATCAAAAAAGATGGCGCGCAAATGCGCCTCCATTACTTGGATGGTTTCGACAAATTGCTGGTTGAGCATAGACAATGGAACGCCATCGGCCGCACGAACAGCAATAGATGGTTGCTGCTTAGCAAACTCCCCTCGTCTCTTGCTGACATAAGCCTCGAGTATATTGAACTCGAGAGTTGGCCTGCCAAGCTCTTGCATGGCGGTCACTTCTTCGTCAGACATTGACTGCTTAAAGACAAACTTCATGAACTTGTCGTATCTTTTCGCATTGGCGTCAAAGTACATGCAAGAATCTTCTACTTTTTCTTTTATTTCTGCTAGGCGTTCAGAGTGTTGTTTAGCTATTTCAACCATTGCGCAATGCTCCTGCGTGTATTTTCTTATTAAGCTGAGTGCGCATTTGTTCGGCAATGTGCTCTCTATTTTTGTCAACTGTATTAATAGAGTACAGTGTCTTTTCAATGAAAGCGAGCCGAATTGCATCTGCGGCTGTGTCACAAATATCATCGAAACGATGCGAATCCGACGCCGTCACTTTGCTCATGTGACTAATGCACATGTCTTTATGGCGCGCGCCGTTAGTAAATGAAATCTTTTTTGCGGCAATATGTGGCTGAATTTCTAAAAATCGCTGTGTTTTGCTTCCTGACGCTCGATTTCTTTCAATGGAGCGGATGGAGATTCCGCGTATATCATCTAACACACTCACCAGGGTAACCCCGGTTGATTTTTTTTCAATAGCAGCGATGAGGGGTGGCTTCGAGTGCAGGCAGCATTCAGAATAAAAATCCATAAAGCAATCTTTCAGGTCCTTTGGCTCGATGCGAGTCTCCAGGCAATCAAGCCAATGCAATCCAATCTCTCCGGTCTTTTTGCCAAATGCTTCAATCTCGTAAAGACCCCAGAATGAAAAGACCGTCGCATCATTGTAAGACTTGCTTGTCTCGGCGGTATCGGCCGTAATAAATGTCATTAATATTTCTGGCTCTTTATCCAAGACAACAAACCATTCCGGTTTAAACAAAGAGCCACCTGATGGCGTAGGGTTTTGCTGTATCTGGGAGTAAAAGACAAACGGTTGCTTTTCTCTGAGCTCTTCAAGATAGGCCAGCGGCTGGGCTTCTGGGTACAATGCATTTCCAGCATCATCTATACCTTTGAGAATTACGCTATCCCACTTCCTGACATCCTTACCACTCATGAGGTAAGCAGCTAAGTCATCTTCATGAAGTCGCTGCCCAATAAATATTATCGGCACATTGACGTCGCGAGGGCGTTGCATAATGGTTTCATTATAGTTTCTAATCACTGTTTCACGAATCGAATCCGAGTGAACCTCATTGGGTTTATGAGCGTCATCTATAATTACGCAGCCAGAAAACCTATCAAGACCGGGACTTCCTGCATTGCGGCCAGTCACAGCGCCTGCGCTACTAAACGCGGCAACGGAGCCACCTGCTGTCGTTTTAAAATGATCTTTTGCACGGGTATCTGAACTTATATCGACATCAAACAGGTAGTTATACATTTTGCATGACATAATCTGTTTAATAAAAGAAGTGTGCTCTGAGGCAAGCTCATGTGAGTAGGATATATATAGAAAATTGCAATCCGGATAGTGTGCGAAGCACCAAGCTACCCACATCGATGTCATCACGCTTTTTCCGTAGCCGGGCGGAAGATTTATGATTAACCCATGAGCATCTTGCTGCTTTCTAAATATTGAAGTAAATGCCCGGCAAACAGTAATATGATGCGATTCACGGCTTTGCGGGCTGGATACAATAAAGTCTCTATCAGTGAGATGCTTATAAAAGAATCTAATGAAAAGCAGCAGGCTGCCTTTTAGCTCAGCAGCCTGCGTTTCTTTGTCCATATCGATTGGCATAGATTAATAATCTTTTTTAGATTTCTTTTCGAGTTTTTTTCTTAAAGCTAAAATCTCTTCACGCAGAGCAGCGTTCTCGTCTTTCACATCAATAACCTCTAGCTTATCACCATAAACTTTAGGTGCTAATTTTGCGGCGTGCCACTGACGGGCATTCATTCTATTCCTGCAATAAGCAACATGGCCTGGGTCAACTTTTTGATTACCATCTGCATCGATAAGCATGTTTGTTTCGTTAGAAATCTCTATTGTTTCTTCGGCATACAGTTCGGCTTGTAACCGTTTTGCTTCCCTATATTTCAGGGCAAAGTCTGGGTACTTGAATCGCCATTTGCGTATGGTGATTTCGTCAGGGAGCTCATCATACATAGCGCAAATCTTTGCTTGACTGATGGGGTGGGCTGCGACAGTTTCACATATCCTAGCCACAATCTCGTCACAGTAATCCGTAGGGCGCCCCATCTTCAGTATGACCTTAGATTTTTTTTTGGATTCAGCCATATTAAGTCACCTCTTTTTTCTTTTTGGTTGCTTTTGGTTTTGATGATTTAATTGTATCGAGAATGCCATCAATTAATTTTTCGGTTTCAGCAGGCTCAGGCATCGTCATGACTTTCATCCTTCCGGCTCCCATGCAAAGTGGGCACTTTACCTTCTGCCCACCCATATCAAGATGTGAGTAGGCCCCATTAACTTTATACAGTTCTTTACGGCCGCCGCATCGAACACATCTTTTTGTATTAGTCTCTGTCATTAATAGCTCCTTTGATACTTTATGATACATGTAGCATTAATATTATGCAAACTGAAATAAACTTATCCCCAAAAACAGTGGGTAAGTCTGTGCAATATAAGCGCAAGTGTTGGTTTTATTGGGGAAAATAATGGTATCAAAAACTAATCAATAATGGGCATGTAAATTTATCTTTACACTTAACGTAAATATATATATTATTTCTTCAATGACTAACCGAAATGCCTCTCATTTTAGTTTAAAATTCTTACAGCTAATCTTTTTCCCATAATTTGCTAGTTTTTTTCTAGCAATATTCCAGTTGCTAGTTTTATTCTAGCAATTTGCTAGTTTTTTTCTGGCGCCTTATCTCTTGATAAACATAGCAATCTCGCTATGTGATCATAGAAAAACAGAGGTAACTCATGACTAATATTAATACACCTATTACTCGCTACATTCCCGTCCCAAACTGGGACAAACACCACGAATGGCCCCCTATTGGTGGCTTGAGAAATCTAATTTTCAATAAAGATAAAAACGGTTTCGATAAGGTCGTCAAAAAAGTCGGAAAACGCGTGCTCATCGATGAAGCCGCATTTTTTGAATGGGTCAATAATCAGCAAAAGACGGGAGCATAAGATCATGGCAAAAAGAAAAAGCCCAGGGTACAACCTGGGCAAATCGAAAAAAGTTAATCAAAAACATGATAATTCAATTCCTGGTCAATGTAAAAGAATATTAGATATGCTCATCGAAAAAAAATGCGCATCTACTTTTTATATTCGAAACACAATGAATTAAAAAATAATTATTACTATAACCAAATAGGAGTTTAACAATGTGGCTACATGTTTCCTTTGATGATGATTATGAGCCGAACATTGAGTATCGCAATTCTGATGGAATATACAATCTGTCTGGAAAATGTAATTTTATCTCTCTAACGAAAAATTATGTGCATTTCTTAGATGAAAGTATAAAGGATGGCAAAATATGGCCTATCGGAAAATTCGAATCAGAAAAAATATGCGGAATAATTATTGGCATTATTTTTAAAGCCATTTGTAATCCTGGAATGCCGTACATTTTTTATGACGACGACAAGGATTGTCAAGTAGTGTCATTCACTACATACAGGCATGGTGGTTAATATGAGAAATGAAGATCGAGAAGATTATATATTGTACATGGCCAACACGGTGATGAAAAAGCTTTACCCTAACGAACAAGACCATCATGAAAAAATACTTTCTGCCATAATTGCTGCTTTAAAAAGCGCGCCAGACAAAGAACGCCCCGATTACGATGCACTTAACATTTGTATTAAAAAAATAGCGTTACGTTTAGCGGAATCTATGAGCAAAGAAGATTTTAGGTCAGTGCCAATTCAAGAGCTTTACAAATATATGTAAACTTATCTTTACATACCAGCATCAATGTGCGAAGATATCCAGGTCGAACAAAACAACTTGGAGTTTAAAAATGTGCAATGAAAATGATGCGAGCATAGCTGAACTTATTTTAAATCTTTACCCGGGTGAAAGGCATCTAAATAAGTTTAGGATTTTGGACGAAGCGTACACGGCATGCGAAAAAAGCTATTCAATGCCATTGGATAGAGATGAGTTGTACGAAAAAATTTTTATATTCTCAGACAATAGTAAGGTAAGAGTCGTTATGGATGAACTGGCTTCATCCATAATATACATGGGTACCCTTTAGCTGTAATTGTTTCCTTAATTTTAAATTGGAGTTAAAAAATGAACTACGTAAACTTTGATATAGACTCGCTTCACGGCGATGAGCCTTATTTTGCAGACGATAAGTCAACTGCAGAATCAATTGAGGAAGCCAAAGAAAGAATGCAAGAACAGCGCGACGAAATGAGGGGCGAGCGACATGCTATTACACGGTGAAACTTTGCACTTTGCGGTTATTATGATGTGGATAATTGTTGCCATGCAGCTTGGATTGCTAGATTAGCGATTAAAACAAAAGGAGTTCAATATGTTAATATTTACACGAAGAATTGGTGAAAAAGTCATCATAAATGGCGACATTATTATCACCGCTGTAAAATCTGACCGAGACAATCAAATTAAGATTGGAATCGAGGCGCCAGAATATGTGTCAATTGATAGACATGAGATACATGAAAAAAAGACAACTTGCCAAGATTCCATTGCTGAACTAAACCTATCACGAGAAATAAATCTATTGCTAGCCAATCATGATATTTATACGATTGGCGAATTAGCCTCTCTTTCATTTATCGACTTGCTCATCCTTGGTGGTATGAGCTTTGAGACAGCTGAGATAATAATGAGCGCATATAAAGAATATCACCGCGGGAGAAAGTTTAGTGAATAAAAAGGAAAATTCTCAGCTTGCGTTTCTCATGGATGAAGTTATAGGGATTAAACGCAAAATCGAAGCCCTTGATTTAATTTTGTGGCTTAACCTGGTGCTTACATCTGTCTTGATGTTGGCAGCGCTGCAATTGGCATTTATGGATGGCCCAGCTGATTGGTTTTTTGTTGCGCTATGCATTCCATGTTTAATTGCCCAAGCCTTTATTGCTTACTCAGTATGGAAGCTAAATCACAAATGAAAAAAAAATCTGACCAGCAAATTGTATCGCTTATCATGAGCGTTGGCTTAGCCATTATAGCGGCCACACTTTTTTCATATCTTATCATTAAGGCTTTTACTTAACACTATAGGGTGCCATCAAGACTTGAATGCTAGGCATTCAACCATGGGTCCGCAGCTGCTCATGCTTCGGATTTGATGGCACTCTGTAATATTCTTGTTGTTAGCACTCTTAGCAGGGTTTAAACCTGCGCCCTGGTTTCCCAGATTCTCCATTAAACCATAAGAGCGTTCTTATCGCCTATGACACATCGCTGAGTGACAGCCCGGCGACGAGTCATTGTATCGCGTTTCTGCCTAAGACGAAATACCCACTCAGCGCAAAAAGGTCATTTTAACGAAAAAAGTGTCCCGGCTAATTTCCCGATATCCCAACGTGACATTAGCTGTGAAACGAAGCTTGAATAGAAGCTGAGCATTACCGCAATTGCGGTGGCGCTTTCCGCATCTGCGATTACTTCTGAAAAGTTGTTGAGATTGAAGAATCACCCCAGCTGGGGTGATTGATGTTATCAGACAGCGTAAGCTCTTGCGCCCCATTTTCGCGCGTGCATTCGGCAGCCCCATTTGTTTTGTAATGTCGCCCATTAAAACCTTCACTAAAACCGTCACTTCTTCACAAAGTGACGATTCACGTAACAATTGTGAAATATAATTTCACAACGAATAAAATATTCCCAGACAAGACTGAATCAAGAAAATATGTGACATGAATTTCTTCAGTCCATAGGCCGCTCATCCGGCCCGTCAAAATACTGCCTTAACCAAGAATTGGCGGCTCGTCGCCCCATATTCTGCTCACGAACGCATTCTGCGCCCCCAGAGACAGCCAGCCACACATCGAAATACCGCTTTAGAAGCTCCTGGCGCAACGAATAGTTCAGGCCATGCAATCTTGAGCGTATAAATCGGATATCGTCCCTGGTGAGCTCTATCTTGCGATTTAACGCATATTGCTGCAGCTCGTCTACGCTGGAGCGAACTTCATGTGTTCCGCGAGTCTTTCTTTGCATTTATTCCTCAATGATTAGAAAAGACCAATTCTCCGTTTACGCTTCTCACGAAAGGAGGGTGAGGTCTTGCGGTTTCTTGAGTAAACGAAGTCGGTTTAGATGTCGGGATAATTCTTTCATCCAGCCAGCGCTCATCTTTCAAGTATTTATCAGGGGAGGGAATGTATTGTTTTTGACTTAGGTCCCAAATCTTATTTTTAAATCGCCAAGTGATATCAGAAATAATCAAGTTTACTTGCTCAGGGGTATGGTTAATTCTCTTGAAGACTAGCCATGCTCGTTTTTTATTAACTCGCTTAGGGTAAAAGCGCATAAAGGATTCGAACTGCTGCAAAAGCACATCTTCATTCTTTTTCTTTTCAGACTGCAAGGCTGCTTTCGCTTGATCATCGCAAGATGATCTTAAGTCTTTTTTCTTTTCTTTTTTACAATCTAGGCTTTGTATATTCTTTTCTTTATATGTCTCCTGATTTACCGCTTCCGGTAAAACCGTATACGGTAAATCAGGAAACGGTGGCGTTTGATCATATTGCGTCATTTGTGACATGTGTACTGTGTAATGATACTGGGCAAACTTACCATCAGAGCGAGTAACCTCACGTGTCAGAACCCGCATATCCATTAGGTAATCGATTATTTTGTAAGCCTTATCTCGACCAAATGCGAAGTGTCGCATAAGCTCTTTAATGTTGGGTACCCATGTAGAAGGTTTCGATGCAAGGTAACAATAGACGCCGAGCGCTTCGGCATTTGTGATCAACTGAATTGTTTCTGTGGATATACAAGTAATTCCATTAGCGTAGCTTGAAAATGTACCTGAAAATTTTTCTACTGACATAATGCACCTCTCCTTGGGTCAATTTAATAAAATATTGATATTGACAAAGAGAAGTAAGAAAGGCTAACATTTGCTCGATCATTATTGTGAGTTGACCGCCAAGTTTCTCACTTCAATTTGTAGAAGCCAACTCTAGTACAAGATCATTCTGTGATCAAACTAAAGTTGGCTTTTTCATTTATATATTTTGAATATAACTTCTTGTTTTAGATCACATTTTTCTCTTGCATGTTTATATATACCCGATATACTTTAATCGTTACGTATCATTTCATAGCTTTCGTTTTGTTCATATTTAAGTATCCCCTAAGCCGAGACTAACTCACTCGGCTTTTTTATTTTTGAATAATTATCATACCTACCGTCATAATTAATGAGCTCAAATATGTCATCGCGTAGTTTGTTTATTTCATTTATCTTAACATCTATTGCTCGCTCAAACGGCGAAGCTGCCACCCATTCACCAGAAGAGTAGGTCACGCTACCATCATCATGCTTAATCATCGCCTGAGACCCATTGAAGGTGCTTCACCGTCACTTGCCGAGCTATCGAATGAACAATCCCCAATGCTTGTGTCAGTAGATGTTGCGCTTGAGTCGAGCTCATGAATATCTGGAAGCGGCACATCACCCCCAATTTTCCCAAGCGCTTTAGCAACTACAATATAACGCTTCAAATGCGGCGTTATTTTTAAATCAATAGCCTCATCAGCCTCAACAAGAGATATCCTAGTGAGCAACGCTATAAAGTCTTCTCGCACATATTTGGGAAGGCGCCCCATGATAACGGTGACATTATCCCAGTCTAAGGCGTCAGTAAGAGGCTCCGCTGAATCATGAATATTGCTCATGACTTGATGCAAAATATCTATAGGAAATGCTTTCTCAACCGAAAAACGCAATACTTCACCATGATGCAAAACAAACTCATCAACTTTCTGATAAATTTCATTAACCCTTTTCATTGGATTTGTCTCCCATTGCTTCATGCAATAATTTAAAAAAATGTGCAGAATTGTTTAAAAATGAAGATGCCATATAAATTGCATTTTGCCTAACATCTGCATCATGGCTAGTAATGTCTAGCCTGAGCTTATCGATTACGGGAATCAAAGCAGCAAATCCCTCTTCAATGCCGGTTATAAGCTTTATCTCTTGTTCTGTAAAATTAGTCATAATTCACCCCGTCAAATATATTGCCAATTACTTTAATATTCTTTCTGCACAGCTCTTCTAGCAATTCACTCAGCTGAGCCATTGATTCAAATTTAAAAAATTTTATTTTCGAACCCTTTTTGTACGAAAGAACATCACCCTCATAAATTTCATTTCCTTGAGTATCATATAATCCGCTTGACCGTAAAATTCCTTTTAATGATGTAGAGGAATAAAGCCTTATATCGGAACCAGGCTGTTGAAAGTGTATTCTTGCACTGCCGCCGTCAAGATAAGTTATTTTTTTTACGATACATAAGCCAAAGACATTACTGTAATAACGATAGCGCAAAAGTGGTTGCTTAACCCCTGTAGACTTAGTTGTCAAAATTGGCCTAACGGGTTGCGGTGTTTTTTCGGGAATATCTGCTTTAAGTACGCCATCTGTATCCCTTTCCAAAATCATTTGCCTATATAATGGAATTTTTCCTTCATTTTGCCACGCTGTAAAAGCCTGACGATTAACACCTGCGGCAATACAAGCTTGACGCCTGGAGCCGTAATATTCTTTTACTTCATCTATAGTCATATCTCACCTTTGTAAATTTATGTTTACATCCTATCACTCTTAGGTTAATATGACAACCTGAATAAATAGGGGCGCTAAATGATAACAGAGCAAGAAAGAGTTGACCGTAAGCTTGGAATAGGCGGGAGTGACATCCCAATTATTATGGGATTTTCTTCTTACAAAACCCAATATCAGCTTTGGTGCGAAAAGACAGGTCTCATTCAAGAATTATATGAAGAAACACCTGTTCAATATTGGGGAAATAAACTTGAGCCTATAATTCGTGACGAATTCTCTCTTCGCAACAATGTTGTGATTGAGACACCATCTGCTATCACTCACCCGTTTCATGAATTCATGAGGGGAAATGTTGATGGCTATATCCCAGAGTGGAACGCTGTGTTCGAAGCTAAGAGCTCAATGCAGTTTATGTCTCGCGAATGGGGGGAATCAGGCTCAGATATAGTTCCAATGCCTTATATCTTACAGGTCGCCTATTATTGCGCATTACTTAATGCGGATTGCGCTCATATTGCCGTGCTGATTGGTGGTAATGATTATCGTGAATTTAAATACATCCGTGACGATGAGTTAGAGGCTACAATTATTAAAGCTGCAAAAGAATTTTGGGGTCACGTAAAGACTGGCATTGCGCCACCTTCTATTGACGCAAGAGATTTAAAGCTTCAATTCCCATCTCATAAAGAAAGCAAATCAATAGAAGCTAATGATGCTATAGAAGAAGAAATTAGACGATTGCAGGACGTCAAATTGCAGCTTAAAGACTTACAGTCAAAAGAAGAGAAATGCAAATTTGAGATAATGAATCACATGCAAGATGCGGAATGCCTTGTTGATAAAAACGGTACCCCACTTGCAACTTTTAAAGCCAACAAAAAAGGCGCAAGAGCACTTTTAATGAAGCGCAAGGATTAGGAGCAACAATGAAACATAAGCAGATAAATCACGGAAAGCCAGAAAGCATTAAGCAAATTATTGACGTTTCGATAAGCAATGCTAAAAGCTTAATTCAAGGCTTGCAGCAGCTTTTAAGCTATATGAACAAAGGAAATGATTTGGAAAAACTTTACGCGGCCTGTAACGCAATGTTTATTTGTGATGCTGTAAAAGATGACAAAGGAATACCGTTGCAGCTTTATAAGGATATTATGGAGGAAGTGACAAATGGCAATATAAAACCTTTACCAGAAAACAAGCTTAACAAGAAACATTGAGGATTAAATATGAACACAGAGTTAATGGCAGTAAAAAATGAACTAACGATGATGCAGCAACAAAAAGAAATTGCTGAATTACGATTTGAGCTACAAAAAGTGCAAGCTGAAAAAGCTTCGCGACTGGATGATAGTTTATTTTCTCCAGCGCTGTATGACCATTACCAGAAAGTGGCTGAGACACTGGCGCGCTCAGGCGTTATTCCTACCGCCTACAGAGATAAGCCAAATGATATTTTCGTTGCGATCGCAATGGGTTATCAGCTTGGGTTTCCAGTTGAGCAATCGTTGCAAGACATCGCCGTCATCAGCGGCAGGCCATGCTTGTGGGGCGACGGACTTTTAGCTTTGGCATTGAATCACCCTCAATGTGAAAGAATCACAGAAGAGCCAATAATGCGTAACGGGGTCGTGTTTGGATATCAGTGCACGGTTGTTCGCAAAGGGCACAACGAGCACATACAATTCTTTACAATGGATGACGCTAACCGCGCAGGGCTTTTGTCTAAGCCCGGACCTTGGAAGCAATATCCTACACGCATGCTTCAGATGCGCGCTCGCTCACTGGCTATTCGTGATAAGTTCGCTGATGCATTGCGTGGCCTTCGAATCGCCGAGATTGAAATGGATGATTTGGACGTGATAGAAATGGAAGTGGTTAAGCATGGCGAAAACGCTACGCAAACTCAGAAGCTGAAAAATATGCTAAAACTAAGGAGTGGTAATAATGAGCCTATTAATGAAAGTACGATTACTGATGCTGAGATTTCAGATATCACGACTTCGAGCGAAGCAGCAGAGATTAATCACGAAAGAAAAGTGGATGATGTTAGACGAAAAGAAAGCAAAGTGCATAATGCAGGAAAGGACGATGAGCCGGTAAGCGATGAGCAATTAGCGATAATTAATGCGCTTTATGATAAGCATGGCTTTACGCAAGAGCGAAAAGATAAAGCATTAGCTTATTTCAAAGTTGATAAATTAGAATATTTATCAGATGCGCAAGCGCGCATTATGATATTGCAATTGGAGAAATAGGTAATGATTACGATATTTTGGTATATAGCCTATTTTATAATGATTGCTGGAATGGCATTTGTCAGGCCTGGCGCGCTTGTGCTCATCGTTTTTCTAGCTTGCGCATGCCATACTTCTCTTATTCCTATCGTGACTCAGGAATGCCGTACTGGTGATGGCTTAACAAGTTGCACATATTCATTGAGAGATTAAACCGGGGCACACCATCGCCAGTGGATTGGCTGGCGATTCTTCAAGGAGGATTTAATGAAAAAAAATAAAACTATCTCATTATGGGCGGCCGTATTAGCCGCATTCTTAATATGGATAGCTCTGCACTTCGTCCCAGCCAAAAGCTATAACATAGAATATTATGATGCGCCTTGCATAAAGCCACACGATAATTATAACTTTAAACTTTGCCATATGATGATAACGAGCATAGATGGCGAAATAACTATTATTCCAAAAAACTTTCAAACAGATTTAGCAAGTTTACCACGATGGTATTGGCCTGTTGTCGCCCCAAGCTACACCCCTATTATTGCCCCATCAATATTGCATGATTATTTATACAAGTGCCCGAACAACCTAACGCGAAATGAAGTGGATGACATTTTCTTTTATGCGTTATTGCGTAATGGCGCATCTAAATATCTCGCGTATAAAATGTATTACGGCGTACGAATTTTTGGAAACAAATATTTTAATGGCGGGAATTATTGCGCCGTATTAGTTAAAGCTGAAGACACTGAAGACTATAAAAAATTTGTTGCGGAAGAGGCGGAATATAACAAGGAGTAGTAAATGAGTAATTTTGATTATGCAGTTAAGAAGCTTTTGAAGATAGAAGGCGGGTTTGTTAATCATCCGGCGGACCCAGGGGGTGCGACGATGCGCGGTATTAGCATGCGCTTCCTTCGTTCAATTAATTATATGAAAAATGAGAAACCTATTTCTCTTAAGCAGCTACAAAGCATGCCGATTGAGGAAACTATAGAAATTTATAAGACGCATTTATGGGACAAATCAAAGTGCCAAATCATTCAAGACAAAGAGCTTGCTTCAAAGCTATTTGATATGTTCGTCAATATAGGACCCTCCCAGGCGTACAAGCTGCTGCAGATATCTTTAAACCGTTTACTTAATACGTCTTTAGCTGTTGATGGGAAGCTAGGACCTAAGACATTTGCATGCATTGATGAGGTTGTCGCAAAAAAGAAATCAAATGAACTTATAGAGGAAATTAAAGATAACCTCACCCACTTCTATATTAATTTAGCCGCAGACAAGCCTCAGCTGAAAGTTTTCTTGCAGGGATGGCTTTCAAGATGCCAGAAATAAATAAACCAAAGCCGCTATCGGAAAAATTGATTCATAAAGCAGTTATGCAATGGGTTAGGCTTCATAAAGATATTGCGCCATATATTTTTCATATTCCTAACGAGGGCAAGCGAGACAAGCATTATGGCTTGCTATTAAAGCGTATGGGCATGAAGTCGGGCGTATTTGATATCTTCATTATGATGCCACGCCATGGCTATGGTGGTGCTTGGATTGAGCTTAAACGTGAAAATGGAAAGATGACCTCGGCTCAAAAACAATTTGAGCTCGAGGCGCAGTCACAAAACTTCTTCACGGCTATGTGTCCATCTATTGACTCTGCTATTGAAACGATTGATTGGTACTGCTACAAATGCCCAACGCAACGGTGGCTACTCTTGGACGTCTGAATCTTCAGGAACGCTTTCAGCAGCATCTTTAATGTCATCAATAACATTTTCCTCTTTATCATCAGCAAAAAATGACAACATTTCTTTTGCCTCTTGAAGGCGGCCAATTAATGCATTGTGGTTTGCCATGCTTCGCTCAACAGCTTCTTCGATGCTTTTTACGCGCTCTGCTAATTGTGATTTTAACATTCTTATCTCCTTGTCTTATTGCATAGGCTGAATGCCTAATTGCACATGATTATACAGCGCTATTTCTCTCAAGCAATCTCTTCACTGGGCACGCTATATCTTTATTATTTTTTAGCCAATATAGTGTCGTTAAAAAAGGAGCAATGCGATGGCAAAATTACTGAGTTCGAAGCACCATAGAAATGCAGAAAGAACCAATGCAACGGCTGAAATTGCAGGCAGCGCCTTAAAAAGCATTACGCCTAGCGCAGCCATCCCAGCGAAGATAGCACAAGGATTTACGTCGACCTATTGTGTTTTTAACAAGCTTTTAAAGCCACATGAAAGAGTGATGCACGGATTTCGTGCAACATTAGCTTTTGCAGAAACTGGGTTACTTATTGCAATGCTATTTAAGGATGAGCAATGCCAAACCATCAAGCCGCAAATGTGCAAAGCACTACTTATGCTCGAGCTTGTTTATCAAGGGTTATTACTTGTCTCTTGGGTGCCAAGCGAGTTCTTTAAATCCCCCAATATGGATGGAACGGACAGCCCTGACGCGTCAGAGCCTGCAAGCCCAGTAGCTGGCTCGCCGAGACCGTCAGCCCATCACGGGCAATAAAAAGGCCCCGAAGGGCCCTTTATACATACCGTCATTATACTGCTGGAGTAATCGCAATCCAGCTAACTTGGGTCGCCGCGCCCGGGTCAGCCGAAAAGCTGACAGTCAGTGTATTTGCCGTAGGAACAACCTTTGTTATTGAGACCGCATTTGTTGATGCAAGAATACTTGCCGTCACAATGCTTGTTGCGCCAATGCCGGTCGCTACGAAGGCGTTAGATGTGCCGCCACCCGCATAAGCTGCAGTCGTGTTAGCTTTAACGGCAAAACCTGCGTCAACAACAAGGCCGCCCGTACCACTTGATTTCACTAAGTTTCCAGACGTAAAGGGAGTTGCTGTTGCAGCTACCAAAAAACGTGCCGTAGCATTACCTGGGTCAGGAATGGACACAACACTTGCTTGACCCATGGCGGCATTTGAAATAGTTGTTGCAGTGTCGCCAGTATTGGCCACCGCTGTTAGGCGTAAGCTACCCTTAGAGCCAGTTGCAGGGAAAGAAGCAAAGTAACCCGCTGTACCGCTCAGACCAGCCTGTATATTTCCGCCGTTGATAGCAGTAGCTGCATCTTCTGATAAGACGCCACCTGTATTTGTGTAGATGGCTAGATGATTTGCAATTGTTGGCAATGTTACGCTACCAGCTGCTGATGTAGATACAAGCGAATATACGCCCGCAGCGATGTCAACACGGTACCAGTTTACTTCTGAATCAATATCATTCGGGGAAGTTTTCGTGCCAACCAACGCAATCATTTGCTCATTTAATGCATTGCCCTGCGCAACAAGTGGATTCAAATATCCCGCTGCCGTTACTTCTGCGATAGTGTTATTTGTATTGATATAAATGATTGCCGGTAAGCTTCCAGATTGACCAATTGTTTGAAGCTGATAATTTAAAATTGCCATGATTTAATTCCTTTATATTGAGGTTAAATAATTTACAAATGGTACTTTTTTTGTTTTGCAAAAGCCAGTCTAATTAATTTTATTAGCTTGCATGCACGTACTGGAACTCCACAGCCTGGGAGTCCAGTTGCGTCAAGCAATAATTAAGCGTATTCCGTGACAATGATAATGCCACCCGTTCCATCACCGCCGGGCTGATCGGCCCCAGCGTTCTGCTTCATTGCGCCACCGCCACCGCCCCCGTAACCCGTCCCTGGATTCCCCGGGGCGTAATCATCAATGCTATAAGCCCAGGCGGGACCACCCCAGCCATAAAATGAATTGCCGCCCGCTCCTGTAGAGGTGTCGGACCCAGTCGAACCATTTTTTGATACACTCTGTTGCCCGGGTAGATTTAAATCCCCATTAGTGCCCACGCCGCCACTAACAACACCCCCAGCCGTTGTTCCACCTGTTCCCCCTGTTGCTTGTAAAGATGAAGCGCTAAACGTAGTTGTGCCACCCGCTGCGCCGGGATTAGGGGCGCCGGCGACTGCTCCCCCCGCGCCACCAGCCCCCACTGCATAAGAGTACGTAGCCGCAGCCGAGGGCACAAAAAGCACTGCATACCCACCGCCGCCGCCTCCGCCGCCCATATCGCTGGCGTTATCCGCGCTTGCCCCACCCCCGCCACCGCCAACAACTTCAACTTTGATAGAAGTTACTCCAACGGGGCGATTATATGTCCCCGAGCCCGATGTAAATATTTGCTGGCTTACTTGGCCGCCACCACCGCCCGCAGGAGTGGTCCATGTTCCGTTACCTGACCAATATGTTGTGGCAGAGGCGCCAGTGCCCGAGTTTAAATTAGTTACGGGCAAATTTCCCGTTACGCCAGTTGTTAACGGAAGCCCAGTGCAACTTGTCAATGTTCCGGATGAGGGTGTGCCAAGTGCGGGCGTAACAAACGTCGGGCTTGTAGTCCCCGCAAAACTACCACTTCCACTTGAGCCCGCAAGCCCAACTCCAACAGTATTTTGTGTTGCCATTTTAAAGCTCCTTAATAAGTAGATTAGGCGACGGTAAGGCCAGTTGAGACTGATGAGGTAACTGTCCAAGTAGTATTGGCTACCAAGCCAACTACTGTCACAGTGTCATATCGGTTTGTCGATGAAAGCGAACCTCCCGCAGATGTGACCGAAGATCCATACTGAATCACATCACTAGCCCCTGCAGCAAGCCTCCATCCGCCTGCTCCAAGCCCAGCAATTTTAACGATCGCCCCAAGAACAAAAGTTGCTGGTAATGTAACGGTAACTAGGCCGGCATTGTTTGTTACATATCCATTGCCAATGACAGCGGTTTGCGATGTTCCGCTCACTGTGTTCCAGCTCATTCCGCCTCCCGATGTGGCAATCGTAATCGAGCCCGATACGCTGGAAACAAGAATCCCCGTGCCGGAAGCCATCGATGCCGCAACTGGCGCACCAGACGTTGTTCCTATAAGCACCCTCCCCGCTGACATGGTTACATATGCCGGCACACCTGTTCCATTGGTGCATAACACACCCTGGTTAGCGCCAGTAATTCCAGAAATAACATTTGCAGCCGAACTATATAATATCTGATTAATGGTGCTTGTCGCTGGCCAGGTAGTGGTGCTCCAGGCAGGAGCTGAGCTAGCGCCAGACTGCAACATTTGCCTGGCGGTTGCGGTGGCTGACAAAACTTCCATGCTGTCGGCATCAGTGTAAACCACCCCACCGTTACTAGCCGTCAAGTTTTTAGATGTACCGCCATAGGCCAGACCAATAACAGAACCATTCCAAGTGCCGGACGCTACTGTTCCCACTGCTGTAATATTTCCTTGCACGGCAGATGGCAAAGTAGCACCTATACTGGGGACAGAGCTTCCATCGGTTACTAAGACACCATTAGCCGCCGTTGCCAAGCCCCCAACCGTATTTGTTGCAGAGCTATACAGCAATTGATTTGCCGTTGAAGTATCTGGGAACGTCAAAGTGGTATTTGTATACTTTGTACCGTTCGAGCGTATTAAATTCCCAGAGCTTCCCGCCGTGCTTGGGAATTGGGCTGTATTTAACGCATTTTGAGTTGTCATATCTTATTCCTTATACAATCGTGAAGTCGCCTTGAGGTCCGTTTACAACCGTCCAATCCGTATTTGCTACCGAACATAAAAGCGTTATTGAGTTGTAGCGATTCAGCGCTGTAATAGAGCCGCCAGCACCGGTAGTTGTATCTTTGTCGCCAAAATGAATGGTTTGGCCTGCGTTTTGTGCAATTGTAAATAACCCAGGGCCGTAGCCTTGTATTGTTATCATGCTACCAAATGCGGCTATGGCGGGAAGCGTTAGCGTTACAAGTAATGTCGCATGATTGGCTAAATAATTATTATTTACAGCCATACCTAGTGAAGTACTGGTAACATCATTCCATGTGGCGCCGGTAAATGTATTGCTAATGGTAATCGTGTTAGCACCGTTAGAAATATTTATTCCAGTGCCCGCCGTCAATGTTGCAGGGATAGGGTAGCCTGCTGTTGAGCCAACCAGAACTTGACCATCCGTTAGAGCCGCAAATGCAGGGACCCCAGCAGCATTTGTATACATTGCTCCTGATGCTGTCGCAGTTATGCCGCCAATAACGTTAGCACTACTTGAGTATAGGATTTGATTTATAGTCGTCGTTGCTGGCCAAGTTGCTGTAGACCATGATGGCGCTGCATTAGAGCCTGATTGAAGCATTTGTAGCGCTGTAGCCGTCGGGGCTAAAATCTCCATGCTGTTGGCATCAGAATAAACAATGCCGCCGTTTGCAGCAGTTAATCCCGTGCCTGTCCCGCCATTTGCCATGCTAACGGGTATGGATGCCGAAAACTGTGAAAATAAAATAGGGTCGGTACCAATTGTGGCTACAGTTTCAGTTTGCAGCCATGATGATTGGTCTTGTGTAGTTCCATTCAACACAATGACTAAATCGCCAGGGTTGATTTCAGCAACTTGATCGTAGTCAGTAGCCCTTTCCAAAACCCAGTTTGTTGCGCCAGAGCCCACGTCTGTTGCAACATAAATGCCATTATTCTCAGTAAGCGTCTGGTCTTTTACAAGCACTCTGTCATTAACAATGACTGTATATCCGTCTATAGATAATGCTGCTTGTACGCCGCTATTTGTTAATGTTGCCCCTACGCCAGCAGCGCCATTACTATAGGTCGCGGTTAGGTTTGCCGTAGTTGCTACTGCAACGCTTGGCTTTACGCTAATCCCAGAGGCAATTGAGTCGATATAAGTTTTAATGGCTAAGCTTGTTGCGATATTATCATCTGTGGCTGTTGCCAGTGTATCGTCATCAATAATGGCATTAATACCAACAGTAGAATTGATTGTAACTAGACCAATCCCATTAGGGTTAAGCTCAATATCACCATTCAAGTTCGTTGCATTGATACCATTGCCGGTAAGTTGTAAATTTCCTACATCAAAAGAAGTTGCGCCTGTTATAGCGTCGCCGTCTGATATAATAATCCCTGAGTTTTGTAATAAACCGCCAGTTCCATCAAAACGCGCAATAGCATTGTCAGTTGATGGGCCAGTAAAGTTAGCGATTGTTGCAAAAGATAATTGATTGACGCCATCTGTGACCAAGGACTGCCCAGCGCTTCCGGCAGTGATAGGCCATCTCAATAAATCCAATGTAACATAGCCACTGCCATCAGGCTGCAAGCTAATACCGCCATTAGTATTCGTCGCTGAAATCGTATTGGCATCAATCTGAATATTGTCAACATTGAGCTTCGTGAGTTCATCCACATCAGCAGGTATATGTACAAGACCGACTCCCGGTGTAATTATTGAAATATCAATGTCAGTATCATCGCCTTCCGCTGTTAAAATAACAGGTTCTCCCGCAACTGAACTGATGAATTTAATTGCATTAACAGCGCTAGCGCCAGCAGTAACATACTTTAAAAGATAATTCCCGTTAGCGTCTTGAATGCCATCGCCAGGGAAATCAAATCGCGTATTAACGCCACCGCGCAATCCGACAACCTCGTCGCCGACGCGGGACTGTTCCCCATCTACAAATTGACTAAACTTTACGTCGGCCATTACTTGGCTCCTTAATTATTTGTCCCAACAGCATATAAAATGACGCTGACATCTACGCCGGTCCCTGCAGTGATGAAACTTAAAACGTCATCAGCGTTTACTTCGCGGCAAATCTCCTGATTAATTCCAACCATCTCCGCATTTGTAGCTGCGAATGCTGCGCCAGCAGGTACCGCAGCAGTTGCATTACACGCAACCCATAGCTGACCCTGGCCAGCAATGCCGCCCTTAATAACGGCCTTGTATCGAGGTGCAACGCCAGGGATTGTCAAAGCTGTAGCTGTAGAGGCCGCTAATGTTGCGCTATATTTTAGTCCAGCGAAACGTAAGCCATAATCGCTAACCGGTTGCTGAGCTGTGTAAGGGGTAATTGCCATTTTAAATCTCCTTTAAATAATTCCAAGACGAGCATCAGCTTCATAGTGAAACAATATGAATGCAGTTGAATTTGTGCTGGCACTGGCAACCGTAAAAAAATGCGTGCCTGAGTTTGGTCTATATTGAACGCCTTTTTCTCCAATTGCCAGTTGCGCCCAATCGGATACACTTATTACCGCGGGGGTTCCACCAGCTGTTGCATTGTTGATATATAAATATGCGGTAAATTGACTAGCGGTTCCAGTAACGCTATGAAAACTAACAGTTGGCGATATTCTTTTTGGCACTTTAAACTGAAAGCCAAATCCAGTTGCGTAAATACCGATGGCGCCTCCAGTGCTGGAGGATAATTGGCTTGCAAACATAGCGCCTTGTATACCAGTATTGTCGGTTAATGCGCTGTCATTATTTTTACTCTTCTCATAAAAGAACATGCATTCCCTAAGCACTTCATCTTGCGATTGTGGAGCAGGTCGCGTCGGGATATCGCCAGGTACTAATGATACTGAATCTACACCAATTTGCGTGCCAGAGCTTGGGACTGAAAATGTAACCACTACAGCAAATTTATCGGTATCACCAATTTGAGATGCATCTGTAATCTCATAACCCTGGAAGCCATAATCATTTCCCTCTACGAGGTCCGTATAGCTTGCAACAGTATTTAATGTTGCTTGCGCAACATCAAGGCCACCTCGAGGGACAAGTGTCCAAGTGCTTCCTCCGCTTAATGAAAACACGCCATTAGCTGCTACAGTTCCTATGCTTGTTGGAAGAGTTGGAATAACTGTTGCTGCAGGTGCGCGATAAAGATAAAAACGTGTCACAACATCTGAGCCCGCGCTACCTTTGTACGCATTGATATTCGCTGATAATCTTGTACCAACAATTTTTCTAGCTTGTCGACCGCTCATGTATTGCAAAATGTAAAATGCTTCGTCATTTGAAACAGGAACAAACTGAGCGCCTTGTGTCGCGGACGCCCTTGTTAGCGCAACGTTACCCACTAAACTGCAAGCAATCGTTTGGTCCCATACGTACCCAGCGGTTGTCGTGATGGTCTTTGTAGCGCCACCAAACTGAGCTGGGTTCAACGGGAAATCCCAACCCACTAGCAAGCTCGATATGGGCTTTTGCTCAAGCCTAGGAATATAGTAATCACCCATCAATGCCTGTTCGCGGTTTGAAGATTGCTGCTCATAAGACCTTAAATCTGCCGCTGTATCGCTAACATTAGGAGTAACCTGAATGCTCGTAACCGATATGCTTGAAGAAGATGGGAATGACAAATACAAGTCAACGTAAGCATCGTATCCTGTAGCAGGATTTGCAGATGCAGGTATGGCGCTTGCGCTGCCGCCCGTAAACTCTACAAAGCTCCCCGTATTTAAGGCAGCATCAACAATTAGCACGGGGGTGCCCGATGCTTGGTCTAGATAATAAAGTTGCAAATCTGGGTTACCTGCTAACTCACTTCGCGCTACAAATGTTCCCGCTACAAATATATTTTGCGTAGTTGTGCTTGACCATACACCAGAATTATTATTCATTCGCTGACGCAGTAAACACTCGCTAATCCCTAAATCGGTATCAACTTTCACATAATACGGCGCGCTTGTAATTTGACCTGATGAGCCAGACAAAGGGACAATTGTTGCTACAACTGTTCCAGTTCCTGAAATAACAAAAACCCAGTCAGGGGCAAATTCAAATTCTTCTTGAGCAGCTGCTGTAACGCTGTATGTTACAGTCTGCGTGTCATTCAAGAATGTCCGGCTAAACTGAGGGTTAGATATTTGATTACTAACGGCCGCGGCTTCATTTGTAGGATTTGTGCTCTCAACTAAATTAGGCAATGCCTCACGAGTCCACTGCTCAACAGCATCAGAATTTCTACAGACAATATAATAAAGGTCAAGCACATCGCTATCGTCAGAGGGTATGCCTTCAAACGGATAATAGTAAATCAACTCAGGGTCATCGCCAGAGTTTAAAACTGTCCCAATTGAGCTGAGCGTTAACGTGGCGCCCATAGAAACATAAGTATAATTATCCGGGGGTGTTCCGCTTAATTGGTAAACTGGCTTTAATTCATTTCTGGAATTATTGCGGTAAAAGGTAATCGTCCCATTCGCCAAAGGAAGCCCCGTATCTTTATCAAAAAAGATTTGGTCTAACGATAAGCCTACGTAAAACTTTTCACTCAGTGCCATTATTTGCTGCTCCTTTTCGCGGCTTCATATGCGCTTACCTTTCCAATCAAATTCACAAATTGTTTTGCTGTTTTTTCACCTTTACCCATCTGGTTAAGTTTTTCTATTTCATCATACCAATTCGGATTTGTAATCAATTCTGCAGCTTCTTTGTCATAACGTTGATTAGCGAACTTTTCGATTAAAGATTTAGCTAGCCCCACTGCTGTAGAGTTTTTAGCTCTATTACTGTTCCTGGCTATAATTGCCGCTTGTTTTGCTATATCTGGGTCAGAAATATTCTGGAATGCTTTTTTAAATAATTCTAGCTGTTCTAATGCTTTTGGTGCATCGCGCATAGAACTCTGCAATTTTGCATAACCTTCTTTACTCTTAATTGCATTAAGTAAATTTTGCCCTGATAATTCTTTTGAATCAAATGCGCTTTCCAGTTTCCTTCGATTAATATCGCGCTCAGCAATTCCTCTAGCTTCTTTATATTCGGAGCCATAATGCAAAGTATCCAGTTTGTTTTTTATTTCCTTGCGCGCTTCATCATAAACACTCGCATCAGTTTTTCTTTTTTCCCTTGTTGCGGCAGTATGCATTGCATCAAGCGCCACCTTTACCTTGTCCCAGTAACCTATACTATTATAAGGGTATTCTTTGTTTTTTTGCCTTACCGCTGGGGACGAACGGGCGACTCTTTCTGCTTGTCTTATTGCTTCATTGTCCCTGAAATCACTAGCCATTCTGTATGGAACAATTGATTTAAATGCGGACGCATATGCTTGTTCTTTTCTTGGCGCCTCACTCTCTTTATACATGGATTCAAAAAGATTTGTAATTGCTTTCTTTTCCGTCTTTGCTCGCTCTTCTTGCGCAGATTGCAATATTCTTGACCCTTTATGAGTGCTTCCTAACTCGGCTTCTCTAGCAAGAATATATTTATCGCCAGAAGCTTCCCCAGGCGTTAAGTGGCGAATCCCTAATTGTTTCGCCGCAGCAAGATTTTCTTCTACGTTTTCCATTGGCAGGTTTCTAAGAAAATCATGCCTTGCCTCAGACTTCGCCATATATGCACGAGGCCCAACCAATGCGCCTGCTACAGCAGCCGGCAAGCCCAAATAATCTCCGCCGATACTGCTTCCGATATTATAAGCTGCATCAGCGCTTAAACCTCTTCCTGCTAACTGAGCCGCTGCGCGCAAAACAGGCGATTTTGCCTCAATAGCTTTCGCCAATACGGAGCTTGGGATAGATGCTGCAGCTTGAGTTGCAGCCCCTCTGCCGCGATTATTTTCATTAAATAGCCCACCCATTACCCCTTGAGGTATAGCGTTTGCAACAACCTTTTCAATGTATTTACCGGCCATAGGTATTTTGCTTAAGCCTAGCCCCTCAACTTTTGCTTCTGGTGCAAATAGAGTGGCAAGAATCTCAGGGGACTCCCTTGCCAATGATTGGATACCTTGCGCTGTCTCAGGCAATCTATAGTCTTGTCTAAATTGAGCTTCGTTAAATATATCTGGGACTGCGTGCGCTTTTAAATATGCTGCGGTTTTTGGCGCAAATGTTTCAATTTGCCTCCTAAGATTGGCCTCTCCCGATTGGATAGATCTCGGAACGATATCTTCTCCGATATCATTAACCCCGCTTCGCAGTTTATTTACATTTTGAAGCACCCCGTAAATAGCGTTATTAAAAGCGCTTCTATAGGGGTGCTCAGTTTCATTCATTTCGGCGGATTTTCTGGCTCTAATGATGCTTTGATATCTTTTTACATCCTCAGGCGATATCCCTGCTGCTGCTATCAAATCAGGAGCTTGCGAACTGTTTTTGTTTTCATCGCCATCTGAGCCAACTGTTTCAATCGAGGCTGAATAGCCATCACCTAAAGATGTCTTATATTCGTTATTTTTTCTGTTTTTATTTTTATCAGCTGCGTATCGAGCGCGATATTGTGCAAGCTGTTCTGGCGATATACCTTTAAGCAAATCTTCGGTCATTATTTTCGCTCCCCATGCATTTTTAATATGGCGCGCATCTCATCAGGGTCTTTAATGTTATATTTTTTCATGTTGTACTCGAGAATTCTTTGATCCTCTGGACTATTTTTTTCAGCTTTTCTTATTGCTGAATTATCTTTTTGCGTTGATGATGTCTTAGTTAAGCCCTCTCTAAATGCTGATGCCGCCTCCTGAAGCCTGTTCTCCATCCAGACATTCATTTTTTCTCTTAGAGTGGGCGTCATTAATATTTCTGGGAAATGTGCTTTTGAAAGCGCCGCATCCATCATTTCACGGATAGCACCAATACCAACTTGCCCACCCATCATTTTAGTTCTGATTCCGGCCAACTCTGGTTGCAAAGCTTGCGCACCTAATGCTGCCGCCACCTGGTCTTCTTTTTCCTTGCCCCCAAACATGGCATCTCTTGCTAACCCAAGATAAACTCCACCAACTTTTGCGCCGTATGGAGACAATGCTTGGGTTGTTGCATCACTTAAAACTTTTATTTCATCGCCAAAAGCTGTGCGATTCCCCAATTGTTCACCCTGCTTGGCGGTAAGGGGATAAACTGGCTTTACTTTGCTCGCATCAATTCCATGAGTTTTTGCATACGCAGATGCGCTTATACCTTCTCTTAGGTAAGCAGATGCGTCTTGCGGGCTTACTCCCATTCCGCCATACAGTGCTATCTCGCCTAACTTTGCGGCAGCCGGCGCAGATGAATAAGCTCCTGCGACAAGTCGGGCGTCAGAGGCCTTCATCCGATTTCTTTTTACTTCTTCATTTAATCGAATTGCTTTTTCCATAGCCTCGTTCAGCGCCGCATTTGGATTTTCTGACTGCTTGCTTCTACTTACAAATGCTGCGTTCGCGACATCCCCAGTTGGTTTAAGATTCCAAAGGGGGTCCGCGAGGGCTTTGGCCATTGTTAGCGCCTGCTGATGCAAATGCTCTCCACTGGCAGCCTGGTAAGCCATTTTCGATTCTAGTTCACGATCATAATTCTCTGCCTGCTTAGCCTTGTAAGCCGCAAGCGCTTTGGCTTGCTCTATCGCAGATGCTAGTTTTTTACCTTCAGCATAATTACCAAATATATCGCCGCCCGATAATTGTTGTGGAGCTATCCCTGCAAAGTTTATTACTTCCGTCATTATAATCTCCTTACATCGCGCCAAGATATTTTGCTAGGCCAGAAAGGAACTGGCTTCTATTGGCATTATTCTGTGCTTGCCCTTGGAAAGCCATGCCTGCTTGATTCAAGTTGTTGTTACTTTGCTGATTGGTGGCATTAAATCCTGTATCAAACATATGCGATTGACCTTGCGAGCCCTCAGACTCAATACCCATGACATTTTTGAGCCACTGCTGCATGTCTTCACCCATAAGCATATCTTGAATTTTTGCAGAGTTTTCGACATCTTGCTGTGAGCCACGCATCCCGCCCGCGGCTGCTGAATTTCCTGCAGCTCGTTGAGCCTCTTGGTTTCTCATCTCATAAGAAGCTGATGGTTGGTAGCCCTCCATTAACTGGTTATAATAAGCTGTTGGGTCATTCGCCATTTGGCCATAACGGCCAGCCATGTCGGAACCTGCTTGTTTACCATAGCCGGCATATTCATCATATAGGTGTTCATTTTTTTGAAGATAAGGTTGTGCAGCGCTTGCTGGATTTTTTCCAAAGAGAAAATTGCTTAAATTAAAATGCATAATAAAACTCCTATGTGCTGGTGATGGTTTCAACAACACCCGTGGCTGTCTTAACCTGCAATTTTGCCAATGTTGTGTTAAACCAAAGCGCCCCTACTGGCGAATTTGGCTCGAGTAAGGTTATCTCTGCGGTTGTTCTAGGTGCAATGGCTATACCGTCTGTATATCCGTCTACAACGCTGCGTAACGACTGAAAAGTCTGGTCGTTAAACAGATATGCCTCGGTAGTTAAAGTTCCGTCTGGCTTCGTATATACGCCATTAATGAACGGTGGAATGCGTGGCAATACGCTGTTATCAGTTATAGCCATTAAAACACCTCCACAATGCCGTTTTGAGCCACAAATCTTTGAAGCCCCCAGAATCTAAACTGCGGGGTAAATTCGTTGCAGTAGCCCATACGATACCAATTAATACGATTCTTGTAATGGCCTGATGGATTCAAATCACGACTGACGATGTTGCTAAAAGATTGGTTTCCGTTTTTAGAGAAACTCATGTCTACTCGTGGAACAAAATTATCAACATTGGCGCATACGCCTGTCTCGATGAGGATATTGTCACCGTCCTCAGTAATAATAAAAGGCGAACCTTCCTCCATGATAAGCAAACCATTGCACACTACAGTGTTACTATTGATGGGCCTATAAAATTCATTAACGCCTTGCTCAAGCCAGAATGTAAGATATCCGACTCTAAATCGAGAATTGTCATCTCTGCGTATTGTGTTGCATATTCTAATTCTTGGTATCTCATCGGGCTGGGCAGTCACATCTGTGCTATAATTATAACCCCAGTAATTTGTGCTCATTTCATATAGTGATGCATCACGAATTGAAACAAAAAAGCTTTTTTCATTAAAGTAAACAACCTGCCTAGCAGGATGAAAATTTAAATCCTCATTCGATACATGGAAGAACTGCTTTGTATTAAAATCATATATCAAGGATAGGTTATCAACGTCATTAAAGAATGTAAGCTGATAAAACAAATGGCCATCTTGCCTAAAGAAAAATGCCGTGGATTGGTCTGGCCTTTGTATTGTTTGCAATAAATAATCAATGCCGTCAGTGGAGATGCGCTGAGCTCCTCCGCCGTCAGTAACCATAATAGCAGGCGCATTGTTTTCGTTCTGCGCTAGCCAACAAACAAAGTCTTCACTTGCTGCAATCGTTGCAACTGACACGCAACCGCTATCGATATTTTGTGACTGGGCGCGAGAGTAATTCTGCGTTCCGCCCACTTGCGTCCAAATCTCTGCTACCGTTGAGCCAAAGACAATAACGTTGTTACCACGGCCCGGGATTCGCTTAACGGCAATAGCATTGTCTGGCTTAGTTTGGAGCGCGAAGTTATCCGCTGGGTCAACAATAATGCTTGTACTGTCTGTTCCGTCTTTGGTTGCCGCAAACCAGTTTTGCGCGTTAACGGCATTTGGTGAGGAGGCAATAAGAAAGAATGAATTATGGTAGCAAACATAGTTTGGAATAATTGGCTGACTTAAGCTATTAACCAATGTTTGCTTAGTCAATGATTTCGTATCTTCATAGTCATAAATCCAGGCATCTACACCATCAACTATGCAGATTTGCTGCGCAAGATTTTCATCAATAAACACTTCACCTTGAACGCTGTTGATGTTACCAATAAATGTTACGCCATTAGCAGGAGAAATTCTAAAAACACCGGATGATGCGACGGCAATCATAAATTGCCCGCGAATGGAATGAAATAATGCCCTGCCTTGTGAGCCAGTATCGCTTGTATAAAAATCTAATATTTTTTGATAACCCGCATAATCAACAAGCCATTCATCTGAAATGAACATGTTATATGTTTTTTCTACGGATATTTTTGCATAGCGCCCAAACTTGCTTGAGCCAACAACATTTATCGGGATTTTCTCACCATTGTCAATCATACATATCCCCTAGAACGGAAGCCACCCTCTGCCAAGATTTACAAAGGCGTAATTTATTCCCCCTCTATCTTGAAGCGAGCTTACTTTTTGGATGCTTAAATCTAACACGCGCGATTTCTTGGCAATCCACGCTTCGTATTTGCTAAGTTGCTTCACTACATTTGCAGGCGTTGCCAAATTATATTCGGCGCAAATCCTATCCATTAATGCATAGCGCAAATAGGTTCGCATGAACTGGTCCAGTGTTAGAGATAAGTCCTGGAAGAGTGTTACATTTGAAAGCCTAAATGTTCCGTGTATTTGTGCAGGGTAGTCATCGTTTGGCGCGAAGTAGATATACAGGTTGGCCCCTTCAAATGTGCGCTCCATGTACCATTGATAGGGCAGCGTGTTGATATTCTCAACGCGAGTATTTCCAAAGTATTCATTACGCTTTGTGTA